GGCGCAGATTGCGCTAATTGCAGTTGGGTTTGCGCCATAGTAACCCTTTGGCTCATGCTGAACATAGCTGGGTCACTAACGGGTACAATATCAATTCTATCGTCGAAATCGTCTACTTTTATAGCGCGATTAGCGTCAGGAACCTGATATGGGTATTCCGGTGGCATGTAGTTTTTAATAACTTCAGCCAAAATACGCAATTCTTGACGCTGGGCATAGTGTAGACGCTTATGGATAGCCGAAAGCACTTTTGTGCCTTGCTCTAACAAAGCAACAGTCGTGCCAACAGGCATTGCTTGGTTAGAATCGCCTATATTTAGATCCGTGACGGACGCAAAACGTCTGCCGCTGTCGATCAGAACGCCTAGCATCTGTAATAAGGTGCCGGATGGTTCTTTGTACGGCAAAGGCATAATTGCCTCGCGGATCGACGACCCAGGAGCATCAACGTCACGGAACTCACCCGGCTGTAGTGGTAAATCTTCGTCTCTAACGCGAAGACCACGAGCCTTAAATCCTGCAGGTAGGTTTGCTAACGTACCAGCGTCAATTAACTGACGTAAAATTGACGTAGCCGACTTAGTCAACCCGCCAATCATGTGTATCAAACCAAAGCCATAAAACCCTAGTCCGGGAAGGAATTTATAATGAGTAAAGTAACGGATTTTGCGTTTTTGCGGATCATCCTTTTTATAGTTTCTACGAACAGATAGTATTTCACGCGAGTCTTCGTGTATGGTCACGATATAAGGAACCGCAATTCCTGTTTCCTCGCCCTCGTCATCTAGGTCTTCATACCCTTCGAGGTTTAAATCAACGTGCATCTCCAACAAGGTAACGACATCATCGGTTTGTACGTTTTTCCTAAAGCCTGTTAGCTCTTGGACCTTGTCCCCTGCATCTGTGTCTTCGTTTACTTCGTCCCCAAGAACCTCAATATTACGATAAAAGCCAGAAACCTGCAGTTTCCGCAGGTCGTTACTATTCATATTGATAATATGGGTAAAACGCGGACAGGTGTCTAAGCTAGACTCTGTATACGAAACAACTAAGTCATCCGGCGGTACAAACTTACTTACAGGGCGGCTCAAGTTTTGATCAAAATACGTCTTCTTAAAGGTAGACCCAGAAAGCGGTAGATAAAACAGCATCTGGTCTAGCTCGGGATCAAACTCCTCCATAACATCGAGGATTAAGAAGTTCATATAGTTCCGAACACGCTCGGACTGTTCTTCAACTTCCTTAGTACGCTCCCCAATAATACGGGTTTGTACGGGACCTCCCGGTGGAATCAGTTCCTTGTAAGCCTGTGCTTGAAATTGCGTAGCACTCTCCGCAAGGAGAGGATGATAAACGCCACTCGCACCTCTAAAAGGCTCTTCGCGATCATCAGTCTTAATACCAAGTAAGTCCAGACCTTGCGAATATGTGTCAAGCCAGTCTTGGCGAGACTCTGAATCTTCTTCGTAAGCGTCGATAAGGTCGCTTGCAAGATATCCAAGGTCTGTTTCGTCCATTTCTTCAGCAAGGTTTGCAAAGAAATCTCCAGTTTCATTTTCGTCATCCTCTTCATAGCCAACTATAGCTCCACCGTCTTCCAACATAACGGTGTCATCAACCTCAAATAGCGGCATCTGTTCTTCTTGAACTTCAACCTCGGTTTCTGGACCTTCCGTTGGCATTTGTAGCATCTGCGCAATGGATTTTTCTACAGCCATAGTTTACCTCAATAATAAACAAATGTTTTGAGCTTATATTCAAGCTCATCGTCTTCATAATCTGTGTTTTGACGAATAAATCCGCCTTGTCTAAACCTTAAAAGAGCCTGAGTAGTCGAATCAACTAAATCGTCGTGTTCGCCTTGCGGAAATTCGCAAAGTTCCTCAACAAGCTCTTCAGCAAACCTCGTTTCCGGCACCCAAACTAGACCTGACTCGAACATAGGAGCCGCCGCGTTGGTTCTTGCTATCTTATCGTTACCCCTATTCGGCGAATAATTTTGAACAGGAATACCCATAGCACGAAGTTCTTGCGTTAACGGCAAGCCAGACGCCTTTGACTCGATAATAACCGAATCTGGCTCCCAATGTATATAATTTTCGTAAGCGGCCTTTTTCAACTCAGGGAAATCGTACCTATCTTTTATAGAATCTAGCAAAATTATTTGATATTGACCGTTTTCGCGCTCATTTCTAAACACGCCCCAAGTCGTAATAGCACTATAATCCGCCCTTTCGGACTTCAAAAACGCCGTATCGTAGCTTTGAATGATATATTCGGGTATCGGTGGCTCTTTTTTATCCCAAACCCGTATCCATTCGCGCTTAATAATAGCCCCTTCACCGCCAGTAGGCTCTTGCATCCACTGTGCCGCCCATTTCGCATGCGGCAAAGACGCCCGAATGGTCTCTAGTTCTTCAATTTTCCAAAATTCAGGCCAACAAGGGTTGCCAGAAGGCATAATAGCCGGAAATTCTATAACTTCCCATTGGTCAGCCTTCGGATCAAGGGCTTGTGCTTTCAATAATTGACCCGTCAAGTCCTTTTTTGACCACCGGGTCATAACTAAAATGATTGTACCGCCCGGTTGTAGACGCTGTCGTGGACCAGAAGTATACCACTCATAGGCCATATCCATGGCCGTTTCGCTCATCGCGTCTTGTTCAGAGTGCGGATCGTCAATAATAAGCACATCAGCGCCGCGACCAGTAATAGCTCCTCCCACACCAGCCGCAAAATATTCGCCTCCCTTTGATGTTTCCCACCTTCCGGCGGCTTTTGAATCTGCTCGCAATGTAACATCAGGAAAAACCTTTATATAGTCTTCAGTATCGACAAGGTCACGAATTTTTCTGCCGAAACGCACAGCTAGTTCGCCAGTGTGTGTTGCTTGGATTATTTTTAGATCAGGTTTTAGACCTAAAAGCCACGCCGGAAGAAAATACGAAGACATTTCTGACTTCGAATGTCGCGGACCCATGTTAATAATTACGCGCTTTAGTTCGCCTCTAGCAATCCGATTAAAGGTTTGCGACATCTTGCGGTGGTGCGCACCTTCAATAAACGAAGGCCATTGAGCTTTTACGAAAGTCAAAAAGTCTTCACGCGATTGTTTTCTAACTTCGCGCTGTTTTAGTTCTTCCGCGATCATAAAGGCTTGTTCGGCCTTTTCGCGGGGCAGGTGAGAAAAATCTAAATTATCGAGCATTAGTTATCACCTTGGCACAGACATTCTAATTTCTTCCCCAGCAGCTTCTTTATCAGCTATATATTTTTCAAAATCAGCTTTACTCATCTCACCACGCATGACAGCCCGTCTAACTTTTTCATCAGGTATAAAAAATTCGTCTCCAATATCAGCGGCAATACCATACTCAGGGTCCATGAATTCGAAAATATGATCAGACTCAAATATGTCATAAACTATTGTATCAATAGTGCCGTCTGGATTATCTTTTATAACTTTATCTATATGCTCTTTACCTAGTGTAGTTCCTTGGTGGTCGGCCACAAAATTTACAAACTCAGAATCGTCAAGCTCGCCTTTTTTATAAGCCTCAACAAACATAGCGTACCCTTCTTTATCAATCATTTTGACTGCGTCGTCAATAGACATATCAGGGTATTTTTCTATAAAATCATTTAAGATATTATCTGTAATACCAAGAGCTGTTTCTTCGCCAGCTAAATCATAATCTCGAACCCGAGTTTCACCGATATCAGATAAGATTTCTGCTTTCCCATCCTTACCATATTGTAATCTACCAAAACTTTTAATTCGATCTTTTAATTCGTTTAATTGATGTATTGACTGAAATAGTGTTTTCTCTGGCTTACTTTGATCACCCAACACACTTTTAAATATAGGCGCAAGCTCGTCTTTTACAAAAGGTAAACTATCTAGCAGCTTGGATCCTGTAACATTCGGTACAGCTTTTGCTACTTTTGCAACTGCGCCCATAGGTAAATCGCTAAGTACCTTTGCCGCACCTGTCGCCATAACTGGTAACGCCGCGATCCCTTGCGTTACTTTTCTTCTACCCATATCAACTGCTTCTTCAGCGGCTGCACCTTTCGGGAACATCCGCTTTAAGCCTTTTGCCATTAGAGCTGTCATCGGAAAGGCTTCAAGCGCACTTAATCCAACAACCCCAGCCCCTAGACCTTTACCAAGTAAATCGTCGGAACGCTGAAACATCCGCGCCCCTTCTTGACCCCCGAACAAAGCACCCGCTGGAGTAAAATCAGCAATACCAAGAGACCCTAAAAGGGTTTGGGCGCTTTCATCCCCCATGATCCCCCGTGCTATATCGTAGGAACGATAGTTCCCTACACCAAATTTATCGCGCAAAAAATTTGCAACGTCTTTGGTATACTTCTCTCGGAGGGTGGGTTCGTAAGGTACGAGTTGTGCTTCAGCCATTACGGCACCATTGGGCTAATCGTTTGCGCTTCAGCTAATCTTTGTGCTTCCATCTTGGCTATTGTAGAACGATATTGGTTTTCTAACTTTTTAAACTGTTCTGGGTCCATAGAGTAAAACAACGACGGGCTAACACCATAAGCCTTGCCTAATTCTTCTTCCGCATCTAAACCTGTTTCGGTCGCCCCAGCAATAAGGTCCAAGGGCAAAGCTGCAATACCCACGCCTTTAGCAATCATCGGCAATGCTCTACCCGCTGCTATCGCACCAGCTATACCATAGTTACCACGTCTAAAAGTTTCCGCAACATCAATCTTGCCTGTTTTATCAAAGACCCCTTCTTCCATAGTTGTCTTTAACATAAAATCAAATTCATCTTTAGGTAGTTTGCCACTACGCAGTTTATCTAATTTATCTGCATGCCAATCATCAACTTGATTTAAATATCTATAATACTCGTCTTCTGCTTTAACTCTAGAAACACCGTTTTCTAAGTTCATATTAAAAGCTGTTTTGCCATGGTCGTAGTAAGCCTGACGAGACGCTTGAATTATTTCTTCAGGCGATACGTCCATAGTTTTAGTTACCGCGCCACCTAAAATACTCGGTGCTTTTTTCGACGGATAACGAGAGGCTTTATCAGCTGTAAACCCGTACCACCGACCAGCCGCTTCTTCAGACCCTAGCGGAGTACTAAGCGACTTAATTAAGTTGTCACCGCGATAGGCTCTTATTTGTTCGTTAGGTAATACTGCCGGACTAGTCTTATCAATAAAAAGATCAACGCCCTTATCCCCAATATCGAGGAGACTTATTAGACCTTGAGTACTGGGGGTCGTTCGTGAATTAGCCATGAGTTAATTATATTCCCATCTTTTTAGAATAGGCGTCTAAAAAGCCCGTAGGAGAAATTTTGCGGTCTCTTTGATTACCTACGCTTTGAATATTAAATGGGGTTGCTGGCTGCGCTAACTGCCCAGTTAAAAAACCGTACATATCGGTTGGGGATAATAAAGTAGCTTCCTGTTGATATCCTAGCGGATTTTGAGTTACAGCCTCTTGTTCTGGATATCCTTCAACGGGCATATAGTTTTGAATATTTCCTGCAATTCCAAAATTTGGCTGTGGCGCTTGAGCTGTTTGCACCGCATCTAATACTGCTTCAAGCGAAGATGGAGCCATAATACCTTCAAAGGACGAAGGTGCTTGAGGCGCAAACCGTGCTTCAAAACCACTTAGGTCAAGATTATTGGTTTGCGCTTTTTGTGGGGTGGTTGCGTTTTTAGCTTTCGTATCAGCAATAAGACTCTTAGCCGTTTTCATCGCATCGCTTAACGACGAAGTAAATTGACCAATACCCTGCGATAAAGTACGACCAATGCCACCATAAGTTTGGCCTTGCGCTGCCATCTCATCGGTCGGCATCAACGCACCGACAGGTGCGCCCGCCATAAGTGATACGGGGTCAGTAGGATCAGTAACTAATCCGGTTTTACTTCCCGTTAATGCGCGAACAGCTAATCCTGCTGGTAATCCCGCAAGCGCAGATACAGCGGTCAAGGCGAGATTATCCATACCTGAATAATTTGTATCGTAATCAGCTAGTGTTCCAAGAGCTGTTTCTTGACCAGCGTTAGACGAAAAAATTCCTGATTGTAGCCCCGGACGTACCATCCCATCAAGAGACGTTGGTATATCTGGACGATATCCCGGTTTACCTTGTTCGTTAAACGGATTAGCAAATAAACCGTATAAACCATCAGCTTGAGTAAAAGCGTTATTAGTCTGGCTTGGTCCAAAACTTACTTTACCGCTACCAATCCCTAAGTTCCCAAGAAACTTGGCTAAGTTATACCCCCACGCCTTTTTACCATAAGGGTTTGTTGGCGTAATATCATTAATAACATTATAAGTATCTTTTGATACACGGCTTAACGCATCGCGGTACGCTTGTTTATCATCATCTTTGCCGGGGTTGCCAAAGTCGTAACCACCCATATCAATGCCGGACGCTTGGGCGGCGGCAGCAGCTTCGTCTTGGGCGGCATCGTTGTCTTCGGACTCGGAATCGTATGCCACTAATATTCTCCTGAAGATCCATGGACCAAGGGCAACGATATATGAAAATAATAAAATTCGAAACTATTCTTTTATTTACATCTCAAAAAATATCCGCTCTAAATTTCCAAGATGATAAAACTCCCCGCTACTACAATCGGTCTTATTGGTGAACACTTAACAGCAGCCGCCCTAATTACATTAGGCTGGAAAGTTTCGCTCGCCCAACAAGACCACCTCGACCTTGTTGCTTGGCACCCCGATATAGAAAACGAGTTTATACGGATCCAAGTCAAAACCTCGTTTTGCCGAGCGCAAAGTAAAAGTAGAAATCCCTGTTACCATTTTCAGAACGGCTCTGGTAGGTTTAAAAAAATTTTGGACCACCTCACAAAATACGACATCCTTGCT